AAGCCATCTTTTGTGGCTGGTGGCGTAATGAACTCTACAGTGCTGATGCCAAGTCAGATGTCTACAAGGTGTACTGGGATGGCAAGCTAAGTCCTGAAGAAAAGGAATGGACAAGAGAGATTAAGAAGCTCTACCAGGTAGAGATCAATTCAAGGCAGATTGCCTGGTGGCGATGGAAGATGAATGAGGGGATTAAGGATGAAGCCCTCATGTATCAGGAGTTCCCGCCCACTGAAGACTATGCCTTCATCATGACGGGTTCGAGTTTCTTCTCACACGCCCGTTGCACTGATCAAGCCAAGGTTGCCAAGCAGTTACTACCTCGGTTCTACCGCTTCTCAATGGGACAATACTTTGAAGACACTGAGTTAATTAACTCAACAGAGCGCATGGCAACGCTTAAAGTATGGGAGGAGCCGATTGAAAACGCTTACTACGTCATCGGTGCTGATCCAGCATATGGAAGCAGCGACTGGGCTGATCGTTTCTGCATCCAAATCTACCGCTGCTATGCAGATGGACTTGATCAGGTTGCGGAATTCGCTACCTCTGAACTCAACACCTACCAGTTCGCCTGGGTTGTCTGCTACCTGGCAGGGGCTTATAAGAACTCCACCCTCAACCTAGAAGTGAATGGGCCAGGTCAGGCTGTGATTAATGAGATGCGCAACCTTAAGCGCCAGGCGCAAACGATGGAGCCACGCAAGGCGAGAGGCTTAATGGACGTCTTATCTCACATGCAACACTACCTTTGGCGGCGTAATGATTCCTTGGGTGGCGTCTCGAACTCGCTTGGCTATCTCACCACGCATTCATCAAAAGAACGGATGCTGAATTACTTTAAAGACTATTTTGAGCGCGGGATGATGAATGTCTACTCAATGGATTTGCTGGAAGAGATGAAATCCATCGTGCGTGATCAAGGTTCTATTGCTGCCTATGGGCGCAATAAAGATGATCGTGTCATTGCAACTGCCCTTGGATGCGTTGCCTTTGCTGAGCAGCTCATGCCAAGGTTGCTGCAAATGCGTATGACCCGTGATCGCAAAGAAGAAGCGATAACACCCGTGCAAGTGCCGGTTGTCGATAAGCAGATCAACAATTACTTAAAGGCTATTGGCGTTGGGCCTCAGTAAGCGTCAAATGATGGAAGTGATTCCTGCGTTTATGCGTGATAAGAAACGCGGTATTTCCATTGCCCTTTTTGCCGAGCTTTGTGGCCTTGATCCTTTGCATCTCAGAGATGTGTTTCTTAATGGCAAATACCCACTAACCGAACTTGTGCAGACCCGTGTCAACCGTGCTTATGAGCATTGGATTAATGGCGATGTTGCGGTCATGATCAAGGCTGGCAAGAAGTATGTGGAATTCAGAAAGCAACCAAAGCCACTCATGGTGAGAAGAAGACTGCTTACCTATGATGGCAGCGGTTTTAAGTTAGACCTTGGCATTCGCCCTAAAGCACAAGACTATCAACGCCCTAATCTTGACCAGCAACTAAGGAGAAACTATGGCAGTCGTTCATGATTACAAATGTCCCGCACATGGCTTTTTTGAAAGCAGAGAGCCTGTATGCCCGCATGGTTGTACATCGGAAGTACAGATGGTTTTCTTGCAAGCCGTGGGTATGAAGTCCGATTCCACCAAACATGCTGACACCACCTTGCGTGAACTAGCCAAGGATTACGGCATGAGTGACATCAAGTCATCGCGTGAAGGCGATCACCAGCAACATGCCCTGCTTGGCAATAAACAGGCCGCACAACCGCAAAATCCCTTTGCCGTGCAATGGGGTAACCCCAAACAATTAGGCAACTACAATCTGAATTCGATACGCGGAGAAACCGTTGGGGGCTTGTCTGCTGTCAAAGAAAGTGGTATAGCATTGCGCAAACCAACGCCTTCAGTGGTCATTCGTGATCATGAGAACTTAAAGTTGCCTACATGAGAATTCCTGACGATCCCATCCAGAGAGAGTATTTCTACAATGACTTGGTAGATAAGTGCTCCGTCAGCATTCAAGAGCGCACGGGAACTTATGACTCGCTGCGCTCGTACTATCTCTTTGGTGCGGGATTGGATGCACCGCCTGCGTACTACAACAAGATTTACCCGCACATTGACCAGCTCTCCTCCTTTCTCTACTCAGCAGAAACCACACGCTTTACCATCTCGCTTGGCGCCTCGGTCAATAAGCACGAACAAACCAAGATTCCTTCGCTTACAGGCGCTTTGAATGACGATTGGCTCAATAGCAACGCTGATCAAGTCTTTGCCCAAGCGTTGAACTGGGCGCTTTGCTACAACTCAACCTTCATTAAGCTCATTCAAAAGAATGGCTTGCACCCCTACATGGTTGATCCACGGTGTATTGGCGTGTATCGAGAAGATACGCCGCACACGGATCGCCAAGAAGCGTTAATTCAGATTTACTACATCACACGCTCTGAGTTGTATGCAAGGCTCTATTCGCATCCGCAACGTGAGGCATTGCTTGCTCGCTTGCAAATGGGGCAAAGCCAAGAGAACCAGGTGCCTGATGGCATCCAGCGCTTGATTCTGTCTGCCACTGATCCAACGATGTACGGTAATGTGAACCTCAATATTGCTGGGATGCAGCAGTACAAGGCTCGTGTGGCTGAAGATACGATCAAGATGACTGAGTTATGGGTCTGGAATGACATGACTGAGGACTATCAGTGCGTCACCATTGCTGACCCGAACGTCATCATCTATGACCGCTCAGGCGAAAGCATGTTTTTGAAGGGTGAATTACCCTTTATTCAGCTCTGCCCAACCCCGCAATACGATTACTACTGGGGCATTTCTGAAGTTGCAAGGTTGGTTTTCTTGCAAGACATGCGCAATAAGCGGATGCAAGAGATTCTTGACCTTTTATCCAAGCAAGTGTCACCGCCTACAGCGCTTATTGGCTTTACAGGCTTGCTTGATGAGAAGAACTTTGCGCTTAACCGCGTTGGTGGCTTGCTTTCTACGGACATGCCTAATGCTAAGGTTGAGCAAATGGCACCATCGATCCCCAATGATCTCTTTAGAGAGATTGCAGAGATTGATCAAATGTTTGAAGAAGCCTCTGGCATTGTCAATGTGTTGCAAGGCAGGGGTGAATCCGGTGTGCGGAGTGCAGGCCATGCCTCGCAATTAGCGCGTTTGGGGTCTTCGAGGGCTAAAAAACGTGCATTGATCATTGAAGATGCGCTAGAAAAGATGGCAACGCTGTACTTAAAGGCCATGCAAACCTATTCTGACCGCATTTACACCGATGATCAGGGTGATAAGTTCATTGCAAACCAGTTCACGAAGGACTTTGTGGTGAAAGTGGATGCTCATTCCAACTCACCAATCTTCACGGAAGACTTAAGAAGCCTTGCATTTGCGCTTGCAGACCGTGGTGCGATCACCAAAGAGCGTTTGATTGACATTTTGGAGCCTCCCATGAAGCAATTGCTCAAAGAAGACCTCCGAAAGATGGAACAAGCCCAGCAAGCAGCGCAAGAAATGCAAAAACAGCAGCAACCAACGCCTGAAGGCGCTGCACCACCCGCTATGTAGAGGTTTTTATGCTGACAAACGGTAATTCCAACATGAATGGCGGTTCTGGAGGCTCAAGCGGTGGCACTGACCGCTATTCCTTCCAAAATGACCAGCCAAGAACAGGTAAATCGGAGTTAAAACAGATTTATCGCACCCCGCAACTCAATTATGGTCGTGCGACGATGAATCGCACGGGTTATCAACGCGCAGGAGGTCGTTTCTCATGATGCAACGCAAAATGCTACGTTACGCACGGCCATCACGCCGTTAATCGCTTGACAGACGGTCGGTAAGTGGTTACAAACCGCCCTGAAAGGACTCAATATGGCTGTTAGCGCAGAAGAATTGATGAAGTTGATTCGCGGCGGTGCCAAAAACGGCAAATCTTCGATGGAAATCGAGGTTGAAGAGGAAGGCACTGAAGGCGAAGAAGGCGAAGAAAAGAAACCAGCATTGTCTGGTGCTTCGTCACCTCCCATGTCTTCCCCGATGTCCACGCCTGAACCCAAGAAGGGTGAGGAAATGCAAGGTCGCATTGATGTGCAACTTGGTATGGGCATGTTGATGGGTGCCATGCAGAAGTTTCCTGATGGCTCGCCTGAGCAAAAAGCGCTGAAAGATGCCATAGGAAAGATTGGATCGGCCTTTGGTGAAATGGATTACAAAGCCAAAGAGTTAGTACCTTCTGAAATCATGCAAATGATTCAGACTCTGCCTCAAGCTGGTGGCGCGTCGGCTGAGATGCGAGCAATGGCTGCGGCTCCAACCCCTGGGACTCAAAACCCACCCTTACCTATCTAGGAGATAGAGATGGAATTGTTCAAACCCCGTGCTGGAACAATCCGTCGCCCGACGGACAACCAGCAAAAGAATGGTCAGATTTACAACCCACCTCGGTATGAGCCGTTTGGTGGCTTGAGTGGAGCGAATAAGGTTACTAAAAACCAGATGACGCTCTCCAAACCTGGTGACACCAAGCGTGTCATTTAATTAATTGTTTTGAACGGCTGAAAAAACAATGTCGCTAGAAAACCTTACCCCAGACGCCCGTGATGAGCTTGCTGCCTTAGCGAAAGCCTTGGCTGAGAATCCAAAGACCCGAAAGGAGTTTTTGAAACTCACAAAGCAAGCGCATCCCGACCTTCCAGTTCCTGAGCTTGAGATTGAGGAGCGAACCAACCAGGCTATTTCTGCACAACAGCAGAGGATTGCCGAGTTAGAGGCTCGATTGAAAGAGAAGGACGCTCGCTCTGAGTTAGAAAAGCGTAGAAATACGTTGAAGGAGAAACGTCTTGCTGAATCGGATGATGATGTCAAAGCCATCGAGAAATTGATGATTGAAAAAGGCATTAGCAATCACGAATCGGCTGCTGAGTATTACAACTGGATGCGCCAGGCTGATAAGCCAACCCCTGCATTCAGTAATTCGCCAATTACCTCGAAGGTCAATGACTTTCAGAAGTATTTGAAGAATCCTGCAGCAGCGGCCAGGGAAGCAGCGGCGAGTGCACTCAACGAGCTAAGACAGGGAAACCAGTCTCGCCCGATTGGACTTCGTTAATTAGGTCTGTTTCTTAAAAGGAACCTATCATGCCTATTGGTGGCGGTATTATCCCGACAGCAGGCACCAGTCAGTACAATGAACTGACCTACGTTACCCGTAGGGCTTTCATCCCGAAACTGGTTGTCCAGCTTTATAACTCAACTCCCCTGCTTGCTGCATTGCTTGCCAATTCTCAGACCGCTTCAGGCGGTGTGTCATCGGTAACCGTGCCTGTTCAGGGTTCTCAGTTTGTCAACGCGCAGTGGTCGGACTACAGCGGTTCGTTTGCACAGCCTAGCGTCATGCAGGGTGCTTACAACGCTGAATTCAACCTTAAGTTGATGATCGCTCCGGTTCCCTTCCTCGGTATGGAAGGCGCTGTACAGCAAGACTACGCTGTAATTCCTTTGATCGAGGCTCGCATGAACGATGCGACCAACGTCATGATGGATGCCATGGCAACGGCGCTGTACAACAACACCAGCAACGCACAGCAATTCACTGGATTGCCCATTGCAGTTGATTCGGCAGGCACTTATGGTGGCTTGAGCCGTTCAACCTACACATGGTGGGGTTCCAAAGAGTATGCCGCTGGTTCGGTTAACCCAACCCGTCAAAACATCCTCCAGTACATTTCTGGAACGGTGAAAAACGGTGCTGAGGTGCCTTCCTTTGGTGTTTGCGGCTTTGGCACATGGACATTGTTGGCGCAAGACTTTGTAGGCCAAGAAACCTACATGATCACCCCTGGCAGCAACTTTGCTAGCGGTGAAGAAGGCCCAACGTCTGGTTTCCGTGCGCTCATGGTTGCAGGTGTGCCGATTTATCCTGATCCCTATTGCCCAGAAGGCACTTTGTACTTGCTGAACTCGAACTATCTCAGCATGTACATTCACGATCAGGCTGAGTTTGCGTTTACTGGCTTTGAGTCCACGCTGCCTAACTGGCAGATTGGTTATGTTGGCGCAGTGTTGACCATTGCAGAAATGGTGAGCACCAAGCCTAAGAGCATGACCAAAGTGACCGGCCTTAACTCACTCACGCTGTAAGGAGTCGATCATGGCATTGGCACTTAATAAAATCATCGTTAGTGGCTTAAACAGCGATGCTGATGGCGCGTACTTTGACTACGTTACCCAATCGGTAACGGCCGGTACTGACGTCACTATCCCAGCAGGTCTGTATTTGCTCTATCCAGTTGCAAACCTATCGGTGCAAGCCTATAACGGCACATCGTGGGCGACACTGATTGCAGCCAATACAGGAGCAACCATCGTTTCTGATGGTCAAAACCTGAAATGGGTTAGCGCATCAGGCACCGTAACCGCTCTGTACCTCACGGTTAACGGCGGTCAGGCTGCTTCTGGCACCTACAACTCGTAATTGGAGTAAAGCATGGATGCAAACAAAGTCGGTAGTCTATTGCCGCAGCAGTTTGGAGGCATCCTGCTTGGGAAGTTGATCGGCGCGAATATGAATTCCACCGCCGATCAGCAAATCACCATGTTTAGCAATCCGTCGAAGTTCATTCTTCGGCGCATTGTGGTGACGAATGCTTCAGTCTCTTTGTCCACGGCTGCTGGCGGCGTTTATACCGCTGCTAGCAAAGGTGGTACAGCGGTTGTTGCAGCGGCCCAGGCTTACTCCTCGCTTACTACGTCAACGCTTTTTCTTGATCTCACGCTTAGTACGACAAGCAGTGCAAGCACCACAGTGAAATCAAGCATTCCCAACTTATACTTATCGCTCACCACCGCTCAAGGTGCTGCAGCAACAGCGGATGTATATGTTTACGGGGACATTTTAGAAGCATGATCTTTGTAACAAACAAAGGTTCTCAGCCACTGGTCGCCAAGTACGTCGATCAGTGGTTTGAGTTTCCGCCAGGCAAAAGCGTACAAATCGAACCTTTTGTTGCGCGACATATCTTTGGGTATGGCGACGACAATAAGTATCAATACTTGGTGCGTTTAGGTTGGTTGAAAATGAACACCGACCACGATAAAGCGATGGCTCGCCTTGCTGAGTTCACCTTTACGGACGCTCCAGTAAAACCCGACCAACAATCAGCCGTGTTGGTGGAACGAGTAGCCCCTCCCGCTCCGCGTGGGCGAGCTGGGGTCAAAGTCCAGCCCCAGACAAGCGATGAGGCATAAATGGCAACCTACTCAGGGTATATCGCAGAAGTTAGAAGACTGCTGCATGATGCTTCTGGCAACTTTTGGACAGACACCGAGCTAACCGATTACATCAATGGTGCTCGGCATCGAGTTGTCCGTGACACTGGTTGTCTGCGCAATATCCTGACGGGTGCTACCACCACTTCGGTTGAAGTTTTTAACATATCGACCCTTACATTGCCTTCGTGGGCAGAGCAGATTCTTGATGTATTGAACATCAATCTGTATTGGGGTAACACACGCATACCATTGCGATACATGTCATGGACGCAATTCAACGCTGAGTTGCGGTTTTGGCAGAACTACACAGGAAGACCCATAGCTTTTACAAGATATGGTCAAAATCAAGTCTACTTTGGCCCAGTACCTGATCAAGTCTATGTCATCGAGGTTGATACGATCTTGTTGCCATCGCCTCTGACGTCTGATTCGCAGACTGAAGTGATCTTAGAGCCATACACCTCGCCTGTAGCTTTCTATGCGGCTTACAAGGCTAAGTACAAAGAGCAATCTTACGGTGAAGCAGAAATATTCAATGCTGAGTACAAGAAACAGCTACTGGCGGCGATTAATTCGAGCTTCACACGTCGTTTACCAACGCCTTACTCGGTTCAGTAATCATGGCCGCAGTTGAGCAAAAGAAGTCCTACCACGTTACGAAGGATTTCAAAGGGCTTAACACCAAAGCCAATCGCACGGCTATTCAGGAAAATGAATTTGCCTGGATAGAAAACGTCATGCCCGTTGGGTACTCGAATCTAAAAGTCATACCCAAAGAAAAACGCGTTACCTATAGCAGTACAAATTTCAGTTGGGGCGGCACGGTGCATTACATGGCACCAGCCAATATCAATGGTGTCGCCTACATGTTTGCGTTCTTCACCAATGGAGGTGCGCAGTATGTCAGCCTGGAAACCCCTACCGCACCGATCACCCTGGCTAGCTCAGGCACGTTCAGCGGAACCCGCACTCAGATCAGTCAATGGAAGAATGAGCGAGTCCTCATCATTGACACAACTTATGGATACGCTACGTTCGACGGGACGAATCTCGTTCGGGTCGGTTCGGTCGGCACCGTTACGATCACGGCAGCAGGTTCAGGATACACATCAGCGCCTATCGTAACTTTTTCAACGCCTAATCAAACAGGCGGCATACAAGCGACGGCTACAGCGACGGTTACTGCTAACGCAGTGACGGCTATTACCATCGGTGAGCATGGAACGGGTTACACCTCGGCACCTACGGTCTACATTGGCACATCAGGCGCAGTTGCTTGGGCATCAACCACAGCACTTCAGGCAGGAAGGTTGCTTTCATCGAGCGGCAATTACTATTACGTCACAGTAGGTGGCACGACATCAAGCACAGCGCCTAGCCATACAAGCGGTTCTGCTGCTAATGGAACCTGTACATTGCTTTATGTGGCCGATCCTAATGGTGCTGGTAGCAGTGCAACCGCTGCGGCTGATGCAATCAACCAACCTGGCACTTGTATTCAGTCATTTTCTGGCCGTGTATGGATCGCTGACGGTCGAA